AAATCAACGACAAGCTGGTAGAGGCCGGGGGCGAAGCTTTTGCCGCCGATTGGTACACAACCAACGAGCTCTATATACCGCGAGAGCAACGTTCGTCTGCCGATTACAATGCCAACAACTCGTGGTGCTTCTACGGTACGTTTGGCTGTTTCTACGGCACCGGCCGTTCTGACGAACTCTTCCGTTGTCGGCCTTCCCTCGCTTTAGCTAAACCTTATTAAAAACCTTGTGCGCCGTCGCAAGGCGGCGCACCCTTATTCAACAGCATCATGAAGATTAGAGTATACAGCAAACGCAAGACAATCGCCATTGTACACAGCGAAGAAGAAGCAATGCGCGTCATCAAAGAGTATAAGAAGCAGACGAACGGGGGGGGCGACGCAGACAGATAACAGCACAATATGAAATTGAATGATGAAAGACAACGCCACATTTGAACAATTAGAGCCTGCCATGCGGGAGGCGGTAGCATACGGCCACCGCAGCATCATGAGCGACAAAGTTCGCAAGCAGGTTAAGCTTGGCCACCACCTCGTCGAGCACCGGGTAAACACCCCGAAGGATTACGGCCACAACCGGGTGCTGTACATCTATGCCTTTGCCCTGAAGCGGGCATGTTTCCGTACCTTCCTGCTCCTCGAAGGCAAGGAGGGAGATAGTTATGCCGGTGCAGTATTCAACGCCGAGAACAAGGTAGATTTCTACATTGTACATGGCCATGCCATACGCAGGTACATGGAGCGCCGGAAGTTCACCGGCACATTGCAGGAGGCAGAGCTGAAGGTATTGAACGGCTTAATGGTGAGCGACGTGCAGAAGGATAGCACCGACAACACCATGTATCTGTACTTCGACGGCGGCGTGTTTCTATGCACTTACGACGACCGGGTGCTACACCTTCGCACCTTCATCATGAACCGCCAATGCTCCACCATGCAGCGCATGAAGTCGCTGAAGAGCGAGAACGAGACAAAGACATTCAAACGTGAGTTAGGCATATATGAACCATAACAGATATCATTGTAACGGAGAGGGCTGCCCGAAGACGGCCACATGCCTGCGGAAGCGTCTGCAGGACATGAAGCAGGCCGACGGCGTGCAGTATGCCACCTATGTAGATGCGGAGGAGTGTATAAAGCATGACTTTCACTTCTACATGAACATCGAAAACATGGAGCCGGATGAAATCTAACTTTGTGAACATACAGCTTGATTGGGTAACGAAGTGGGGCATGTCACCGGCGGAGGCAATGGTGTACGGCTACCTTCACGGGTGGCTGGTAGACCAAAAGCAGATGCAATTCAGCCAAACGCAGGGGGAGATAGCCGCCACGCTCGGAATGAGCCGCCGGTCACTCATACGCATTGCCGCACGGCTGGAGCAGTTAGGCTGCATCACCGCCAAGCGCACCACTACCGGCATAACCTACACCTGCAACGCTGTGACAAAATGGCACAAGCCCGATATGTTATATAATAGTGAAAGTGACAAAGTGTCACATGGTGACAAGATGTCACATTGTGACAAAGTGTCACAGAGTATGTGCCAAGATGGCACAAAGGGTTGTGACAATATGGCACAAGACACATTATATAACACTCTTAATAACACTCATAACACGAGTGATGACGCACGCGCACGCGAGAAGGAGCTGGCGGCAGGCGGTGTAGTGGAGAGCGTCGGGAAGCTGGTCGAGGAGATGCAGGGCGAGCTAATAGGCAATGCCGAGTGGGCGATGTCTGCCATGCGCCTCTATGGACTTACAACCCGCCAGCTCTCCGACGCGGTAGCCATGTTTGCAGACAAGCTCGCCGTGGACGGCGTGAGCTACAAGAGCCGCTCCGACTTCCGGCGGCATTTCAATAATTGGTTAAGAATACAAGTAAATCAAAATCAAAGAAATGGGAACAACGGACAACAGACCTTACCCGGCACCAACATATCAGCAGAGTACCTTGCCCGCCAGCTCGCTGTCCTCGGCGAGTAGTATTGTGCCGCTGGTAGAACGCTACAAGGCTGTTACAACGGTAGCAGAGGCGTTTACGCTCCCGGAGCCTGCCATTGCCACCATGTGCAAGGATAACGGCATTGAAAAGGTGCAGTCGGCCTTCCGGTTGCAATTCGCACGCTTCGCCGCAGATCTGCATGTGAAGGACACCCTCAACGAGAACGACATCGACTTCATCGTGGAGGTGTTGACAACGGACGAGAATTACAAGTGGCTGAAGCTGGCCGACTTCGCCATACTCTTCAAGCGCATACGCATGAACCGCTACGGGAAGCTGTACCAGAGCATGAATACCGGCACATTCTTCGAGTGCCTCGACAAGTATTATATCGAGCGCAATGCAGAGATTGAGCGCATACGCACCGAGGAGGCGAAGCAGCACCGCCTAAACTACCACGAGCGCACCGGCGAGCAGCAGCTAATGACATCATACTTCATCGACGACGAGGGCAATATAAAGCTCAAGCCGTCGAAGCCGGAAGAGGAGAAGGTTATCGAAACACCGAAGGCGAAAGACGACCGGGTGCGGTCGGTAGTCAACCGCGCAAAGGCTCTCATGATGAGCCACCCGGAGCTTGATTATGTGCAAGCCATTCAGCAGGCCGAAGAAATGGAGAATGCATGACCCGCGAGCAGATTATCATAGAACTCTACAACTCGCACTTCGTCGAGAACTATGCCCGGAAATACTGCGGCAAGATTGATATGCTATTCTTCGACGACATTGTGCAAGAGCTGTACGCTATGATATGCGAGCTGCCGGACGAGAAGTTGACCGTGCTCTGCCAGCAGAAGGGCTACAACGCCGTGCGCCGGTATGTGTCCGGCCTTATCATACGGCAGATGAGGTCGCAAAACAGCATCATATACAAGCTATACACCGGGCACTATTACAACGAACAACCATCACCAAATATAGGCACATGGGAAGAAGAAAAAAGCGAAATATAAGCATTCTGCACGACTTCAAGATGCTTGACCGTGAGTACACGGCCAACACAACAGACAGCCCTATGGTCGAAGCCCTGAATATGCTGCCCGTCGATGAGCGGGCGTTTATGATACTCTATGTTGCTGTAAACCACAACAAAGCGGCAATGGCCGAGTATCTGCACTGCTCGACAAAGACAGTGTTGGGGTATGTGCGAATGCTCAAAATAAAACTCAATGATAATTTATTAGCAGTGAACAAACAGAGAGAGAAAAACGATGAAATTGTATTTTGAACTTTTAGCAGTGGCCGCCATGTGGGTGTTCGTGCTCGACATCAGCGGCTTTTGGAACGAAGCCAGCTCGGCAGTGAAGAGGGTGCTCACAAATGGAGCCATGAAGCAGCCCTTCCAGCTCAAACCATTCTCCTGCTCGCTGTGCATGACCTTTTGGACGGGTGCTGCCTACCTGCTCTTCACCGGGCACTTCACCGTCGGCAACCTCGCCTATGTGTGCCTGCTCTCGTTCCTCACACCGAGAATTAAAGACCTCCTGCTGGTCGTTTCCGACCTGCTGGCGGCATTGTTCAACAAAATAACACCAAGACAATGAATGAATTGAAACTGACAGCGGAGCAGCGTAAGCGCATAGCCCCGTGGGAAAATCACCTGCATTCGGCTCTCTATGCCGATTATGTTGTGGCATTGTCGAGCGGCGCAGCTCGCGACTTGTTCGATGTGTACAACGCCGTGTACCATGCCAACGAGCAGAACAAATACTGCTCCGCCTGCGTGCTGAACGTCTGCAAGAGGCTCGGCAGGCTGTACTTCACGAAGGAGGTTGCGGAGCATGCTACCAGCGGCATTGGCCCGGACGACAACATTATTGTTGAGAAAATAGAAGAGCTGCCGCCTACGGGTGCGAAAACGCCTGCCAGCGTAAAACATACCGCGACGGAGAAGAAAACGCCTGCGAAGGGCAAGAAAGGGGGCAAGAATGGCAAAAAGTAAGGACAACACCCCGGCGGTGGTCGCCCAAACCGTCATGCTCCCTATCGGCAAGATTGAGACCAACCACGGACAGATTGACGGCCTCCCGAAAAACCCTCGTGTGCTCCGCGACCACCATTATGACGCATTGAAGAAAAGCATCGAGGACAACCCCGAAATGCTGACCTACCGCGAGCTGCTGGTGTTCCCGCACAAAGGCAAGTACGTTGTCATCGGCGGCAACATGCGCCTGAAGGTACTGCAAGACCTCGGCGAGAAGCTGGTGCCCTGCAAGATTATCGCCGAGGACACACCCGTTGAGAAGCTGGCCGCATACGTCATCAAGGACAATGTGAGTGGCGGCGAGTGGGATTGGGATGAACTGGCAAACGCTTGGGATGAAGACTTGCTCAAAGGGTGGGGGCTTGAGCTTCCGCCGGATTGGGGGAGTGGTGGCATTGACATCATCGACGACGAGGACGAGGCCGGTGCCAACACGAAGGACATAAAGCTGTCGTGGGGCAGCCGCCGTGTCACAATGACCGCCGACGAGCAGGAGCTTATGAACAAGATGCACGATGAATATACGAAGGCCAACCAAACGTCGCTCGGCTTCGTGTATAAGCTCTTTGAGAAATGGAAACAATAGACCTCAACACCATACGTCCGGCAGAGTACAACCCGCGCCGTCTGTCTACTGACGCGCTCGACACCCTGAAGGATAGTATCACCAGCTGCGGTGTGCTGAAGCCTATACTGGTGAACGGCGACAACCGCGTTATCATAGCAGGCCACCAACGCACACGAGCCATGCGCGAAATGGGGTACACCTCCGCGCCCGGCTTTGTGCTGCACGGGCTGAAAAACGATGACGAGGTACGCTTCAACCAGCTGCACAACCAAATCGAGTGCGAATTCAGCGAGGACGCACCGCAGCTCCGCATCAAGCGCAAACTCGAGGGGGGGGGGGCGAGAGGTAATTCAGCCGGAAGAGGTAGAGGTCGTGCGCTCCGGCAACATGTCAACCTATGTCACGGAGATTGGGCGCATGATTAACAAGTTCGGACACTTCGGCGCTCCCGTGGCAACCGCTGATGGCGACATTATCATTAGCTCCGCCTATGCCTATGCAGCCCTGCTTCTGCGAAAGGCTTTCGAGGTGTTTGTTATACCTTCTGCCGACCGCGAGAAGGTGGTGTCGTTCTTCTCGAAGGAATACGGCGTTTTCAGCTACGACAACATCACCCGCACAACCTACATTCAAACGCTGGCACAGATGCCGCGCTTGGCGAAGGATAAGAGCTGCAAGCAGAACAAATCGAGCCTCTATGAGTTGAGTGTTATACCGTGGCTGTATAGCCAACCCAACCGGGGCAAAGACCTTCGCCTGCTCGACTTTGGAGCTGGCCGCTATGACTATGCCCGCATGCTCGAAGGGCAGGGGTATAACATTCACTACGTCGACCCGTACCACCGCACCGGCACAATGCAGATTGACTTCGCCAATAACAAGCGACGCTTTCAAAAGATATGCAATGACCTCACCAGCCTCGGACAATACGACGTGGTGATATGCGACAGCGTGCTCAATAGTGTTGACAGCCCGCTGGCGGAGCAGTCGGTAATAAACACCGTGAGGGCACTCTGCAAGCCCAGCGGTATGGTATTCATCAGCGGCAGAGATAGGACGCTGGAAACGAAAAGATGCCTCGAATACAGCAAAACAAACGTGAAGGATAGCAGCGTACACTTCTACGACGAAAATGGCTTCACGGCACAGCTGCGCAAGGGGCATTGGTTTTTCCAACGGCTGCACACCACCGACGAGCAGAAGGCCATCGGCGCGATGATCACCGGCGTAAATCATAAATACAAGATACTCACTCGCTCGCAATGCTGGCGAATTGAGGCTGTAAATGGAAGTATAACTGACGACGAGGCGCTGGCTGCTCTGCGCTTCGAGTTCGACATGGTATTGCCGGGCGACATGCGCTATGAGCTTGGCGAGCTGGCCGCGTCGTCTTACCTAAACCGTAAACATGGCAAACGAACAGAACCTTCGACCGATTAACAAGATGTCGCCCGAAGAGAAGCGTGCCTTTCAGTCGAAAGGCGGCAAGGCAGCACGCCGCAAGCTGAAAGAGAAGCGTGCCCTGCGAGAGTTGCTGGAGATTTGCATGGCACAGCCTTTCGTGGACGCAAAAGGCTCGCCGCTTCGCAACCCCGCCACCGGCGAGGAGCTGAACATAAAAGAGGCAATGGCCGTGTCGCTCGCCCGTAAGGCGGCAGCGGGCAACCTTCCCGCTATCCGCACCGCAGCCGAGCTACTCGGTGAGCTGGAGCAGACCGGCATGACCGGCGAGCTGGTGATTGATTGCACAGAGAGCTAAATGGCACAGCAGCGCATACAAGTGAAGCTCTACCACCCGGAGCCATACCAGCAGGCCGTTCTCGACGGCCTTATGGCGCATTGGAAGGACAGTCTGCACATGGTGAAGGCCGTGCGTCAGTGCGGCAAGTCCATGATGCTCGAAAACTTGCTTATCCGCGTGTCGCTGCAACACCCTAACCAAACCAGCGTGCTCATATCGCCAACCTTCAAGCAGGGCAAAAAGATATTCAAGAGCATACTGAAAAAGTTTCGCCGCACGCCCCTCTACGGCTCCAGCAATGCGCAGGACGGCGAGTTTACCTTCTCCAACGGCTCGACAATATCTTTCCTCTCTGCCGCACAGGGTGAGAATATTCGAGGCGAGACGGTGAGCAAGTACGGAGTGCTGGCAATCGACGAGGCGGCATACATACCCGACGAGATATACTACACCGCCTCGCCATTCACCAATGCCAACCACCCGCCAACGGTGTGTGTGAGCACGCCCCGCTTCCGGGCAGGCTTCTTTTATGACTTCTACCAAGACGGCCTCAACAAGATGCCCGGCGTGTACAGCTACGACTTCACCGACTACCCAAACCCGTATATCACACCGGCGAAGCTCGACATGTACCGCCGTCGTATGCCGATAAACCTTTTCCGCGCTGACTACCTCGGCGAGTGGATGGAAGCCACCAGCGACCTCTTCGGCGACTTCTCGCAGGTGATGAGCAACACCGTGGCGCTGGACGGCGGGGAGATAACCGCTGGCCTTGACTGGGGCGTTGGTAAAGACGCGAAGGGCGACAGCGACTACACCTCGCTATCGCTATTCAACGAGCGCAAGCAGCAGGTGAGGCTCTACCATTGGAACGACCTCGACGAGACGGCAACCATTGACGCTATCGTGGAGGCTATCCGGGTGAACGGCATAAAGAAGATGACCGTGGAGCTTAACGGCATCGGGCAGGTGTATCTCGGCCTGCTGAAGAAAGCCATAAGCCGCGAGGGGTTGCCGTGCCGTGTGGTGGAGTTCAACACCAGCAATGACAGCAAACGACGCATCATTGAGCAGTTTATCGTGGACGTGCAAAACCGCACCGTGCAGCTGCTCGATGACGTGGATATGAAGATACAGATGAGCGCGTACCAGATGCAGAGACTACAGAGTGGCCGCATCACCTACAATGCAGCACCCGGTTATCACGACGACTGCATCATGGCAACAGCCTTCGCGCTCTACGGACAACGCAAAGCAAATTTCGCAGTACGATGAACCATAGAGAGAGCACAATACAAATGGCCTGCGTGCGCTGGTTTCGGTATATGTACCCGCGCCATGCATGGATGCTTATAAGCGTGCCTAACGGCGTTGCAAACAACGCTACGCAGGGAGCGATACGCAAAGCCGAGGGTATGCTGGCCGGTGTAGCCGACCTGCTGCTGTTGCTACCGGCGCAGGGGTACACCATGCTCGCCATTGAAATGAAAACCGACACCGGCAGACAAAGCCCCAATCAAAAGGAGTGGCAGGCGGTAGCAGAACGACACGGCATTAGATACGAGGTTGTGCGGTCGTTCGATGAGTTCCAATACCTCGTTGAGCCTTATATGAGAGATTATGAAAAAAATAATTGACAGCTGGTCGCAGATAACCGTCGGCCAATTCGAGGAAATGTGCCGGTTGCAGGACGAGCACCCGGACGACAACGCAAAGTACATCGTCGAAATGCTCTACGGCATTGATGACGCATACCAAATACCGCTGCCGGAGTTCTCGGCAATGGTAGCCGGGCTGCGGGCGTTCTCGAGCAAGCCTATCAACGGCGAGAAGCTGGCACCCTCGGCGACGTACACCATAGACGGCAGGGTGTACGAGGTTGACATCACGCCCTCGGCATTCAGCACCGGGCAATATATCGACCTCACCAACCATATCAAAAGCGGGGCTTCGCTGTCCGAGGTGCTGTCAGTAGTGATAGTGCCCGACGGCCACCTATACAATGACGGCTACGACATGGAGGCTGCAAAGGCCGACATAAACAAGCTGCCGGTGACAGCAGCCTTCGCCGTGCTCAATTTTTTCGGGAAATGGTCAACAGCATCCATTCGCACTTTCCTGCGCTGTTTGACCTCCCAGATGAAGAAGGGGAAGAAGATAGCACCGGCGGAGATAGAGAAGCTGGAGAAGGAAATGCGCGAGCTGCTGAAGGAGGTTACGGTATTCTTCCATTCGTGCTGACCTACTGCTCCGTTACCAACGAGACAATCACCGCCGCCTACAAGGGCAGCGTGATACACCTTTTCTATGTGGCAAGCTATGAGTATGAGCGTCGTAAGAAGGAGAATGAGCGTCGAGCTATGTACATGAGGAACGGGTTTAGCGGAATGTGATAATTTATAAGCAAAGATTTTCACAATGAGCGACACCGTCAAAGTAGATGTATTGCAGATTGACACCGGCAAAAGCCAACAGAGCGTCGCCGGTCTGCGTAAAGAGATAAAGAGCCTCAAAGACCAGCTTGTGGGGCTGGATGAGGGTACGAAGGAATATAACGATACCCTGCTCGAGCTGGGCGACAAGATGCACCAGCTCAAAGAAATCAACGAGCAGGTGAGGCAGACGACCACCGACTTCGGCGACCGGCTTTCCAATGTGCGCGGCACTATTACCGGCATGACGGGAGCCTTCCAAACCGTGCTCGGCTCGCTGTCCTTAATGGGCGTGAATATAGGCGACGATGTGAAGATGCTGAAGCTCCTGCAATCTGCCATGTCTATCACTCAAGGCGTGGCAGCTATTGATAGCGGCGTTAAAGCCTTCAAGGCGTTGTCTATATCCATTAAGGCCAGCACAAAGGCCATGAGCGGGCTGAAAAAGGCGTTGCTCGCCTCCGGCGTTGGTGCGCTGGTTGTGGCCGTCGGCCTACTCATTGCCAACATGGACAAGCTCGTATCGCTATTCACTGGTGCGACCGATGAGAGCGAGAAGTTTGCGAAGGCCAACGAGCGACTGCAGAGGTCGCTCGAAAGCCTAAACACGCAGACGGAGCTCGAAATCGCCATGATGGAGCAGGATGGAGCTACCAAGACAGCCGTGGCACAGAAAAGGCTGGAAGCGGCACGGGCGGCACTTGCAGAGGCCGACGCTACCGTTGACCTTATCCGGGCGAAAGGCGAGCTTAACAAGGCTGAAATGGAGGAGTTGCAGAAGGCTATGGACGTAGCCAAGCAACGTGCCGACATCGTTACAAAGGCATTGCAGGACGTTTTCCTTGCCGAGCGTCAGGCGGACATCGACCGCCGGAAGGCTGCCGAGGAGGCTGCAAAGAAGAGGCTCGAAGCGCAGCGTGCAGCAGCACAGAAGGAGGCCGAGCAGCGCAAGGCTGACCTTGCCAAGATAGCGCAGATTGAGAGTGAAGCCAAGTATGGCACAATGGGGAGTGAGGAGGGCGAGCTGGCGAAGCTCGAAGCCAACTACAAAGACCAGCTCGCGCTCTATGAGAAATACGGTCAAGATACGGCCACATTGACAGAGTATTATGAGAAGCAGAAGGCCGAGATTATTGCCAAGTATTCAGCCGAGCGTGCCGAAGCCAAGAGAGCCGAAGCGGAAGCTGCCCGCGACCAAGCGGAATTGCAGGCCGAGACCGAGTACCAGATGCGCCGGGCGGAGCTTATCATTGCCAACGAAGCAAACGTCGATGAACAGCTGCTACAACTCGACATGGACTTCCGCGACCGCCGCGAGGAGCTGCTTCGCCAGCGTTATGAAGAAGGGCTGCTCACGACGGAGGAGTTTAACAACCAGCTCGCACAGCTGGAGGTGGAAGCCGCCAACCTGCAAATCGAGCAGGAAGAGCGCGTCACGGCACGGACACAGACCGAGCTGGAGAAGCGCAAGAAAATGTATCAGTCGCACCAAAAGGCCGTGCAGTCGGTAACGTCTTCCGTATGCAGCATACTGGGCACCATTGGCGACACGCTGGAGCAGGGCACGTCCGAATGGAAAGCCATTATGACGGCTCGCTCGATTATCGAAACGATTGCCGGTAGTATTTCGGCATTCATGACAACACTCGAGCAGATTGGAGGCATACCCGGCTTGATTGCCGGTGCAGCCGCAGCAGCTTCAACTATGGCGGCAGGTATGGCCGAGGTGTACAAGATACAGACAACCAACGTGAGCGGTAGCAGTTCTGCATCTGCCGCAAGCAGCGGAAGCACCGCCCTCGGCAATGTCAGTCAGGGAGCCGTGTCGGTACTTTCAACGCAGGTAACAAACACCCGCAGCGTGGCAACAGAGGACGACATCGCCAACCTGCCTGACACCCGCGTCTATGTCCTCGAAAGCGACATCACCGACAGCCAGCGCAGGGTGCGTACAACCGTAGAAAATTCAACATATTAAGCTATGAAGATATACAGAGTAATCATTAGCGACGACGACCCCGAATGTGGGTTGCTGGCAATTAGCCTCGTGGACTTCCCCGCCGTTGAGCGTAACTTTATAAAATTCAAGGGCGAGAGCGAGCGTCCACGCCGCGTGAGCCTCAAAGCCGATGAAGAGCAGCGTGTCATCACCGGCATTGCCCTTCTCGCCGACACTCCGATTTACCGCTTCGACCCGGAGATTGGAGAGTATTATATCGTGTTCGAGAAGGACACCATTCGCCAGCTCGTGCAGAAGTACAGCCGCGACGGACTTCTCAACGTCATCAACCTGCAACACGACAGCGACACATATAGCGTCGATAGCTGTGTCATGGTCGAGAGCTATTTCACCGACAAAGCGCGTGGCATAGCTCCGGCAGAGTTCGCAGACGTGCCGGACGGCAGCTGGGTGGTGTCGTTCAAGGTAACAGACCCGGAGCTATGGGAGGCTATCAAGGCCTCACACGGCGAGGAAGGCGGCCTCAACGGCTTTTCGGTGGAGGTGGTGAGTGGTTTTGAACAGAAGTACCGAAAGGAGCCCGAAACAGCTGAAACAGGCGAGATTGCCACCTTCGAGGAAGCGGCCGAGGAGCTGCTGGCGGGTTTCAAAAAAAAAAGTGACCTGCGCATAAGCCGGAGCGACATAAAGGACGTGATGGGCAAGCGTCGGCAGATTGAGGTCGAGGTGGACGGCAAGACCTACACCGGGCAGATTAAAGACCTCGGCAAGCTCAACGGCGAGGACGCTGTGAGCTTCTATGACGTAAAGACCGACCGCTGGCGCGTGCTCCCGCTGTACGACATTGCCCGTGTGCGCGTGCTCGACACTCCGCTGGCACCGTGGAACTACAACCTCCCGAGCTACAACGACATCGAAGGCGACGACGACTTCATTGTTACCAACAGCATCATCGCCAGCCGCGAAGCCATAGAAGCCTGCATCGAGCGGCAGTATTTCGCCATGATTACCTATGACGACGAGAGCGAACACCCCGCAAGAGGACAGCGGCAGGTGCAGATTGTCTGCTACGGTACGTCGCTGCGCGGAAATGAGTGTTTCCGCGCATACGAGTATCATGGTGACACGGCCACAAGCCTGCCCGGCGGAGTGGGTAATTGGCGGCTCTTCCTAACGAAGCGCTGCACCTCGTTCAAGATACTCAACTGGATGGAGAAATGGGCGACGCTGCCGCCCGGCTACCATACCGGTGACGTGGATATGACGACCATTTACAAAGAAGTCAACCCTGCATTTATCAACAAATGAGCCAGCACCTATATGGAGAAGTCAGCGACCCGACCGCGATGTATAAGCTCATCGAGGACTTGCTGAATACCTACCAGCGAAAGCTCGAAGAGGAGGACGCGGTGGCGAGTGGTGAGTTACGCGACGCTGCCGACTACTCGCGCGGCAATGGCATGGGCGGCGACAGCTTTGTGCTCGATTGGCAGGGCACGACGCTCATGTTGTCGCTCTACCTGCCGGAGCATTGGTATTATGTCGAGGAAGGCCGCAGCCCTAACAACGGGCAGAGCGGCAAGCCGTGGGCTGACCCCGTGGGCGACATCATGCGCTGGATGGAGCTTAAACATATAGCTCCGCGTGTACGGCGTGCTGCCAAGCGCAGAACAATGACACGCCCACCGGCAGATCCGAAGTGTCAGGCGGCAAAAGCCATTGTGCACAAGATATTCACCCGAGGCTTTTACACCAGCGGAAAGACAGATGTCGGGCCAAAGGGTAAACACCCTCTGCAACATGCCATTGAGGAGGTCGATTTGGTGGAGCGCATGAAGAATGTGCTGACCGACCAATTCAACCGCGCTGTGCATGTAGCACTCACCGAGGAGCTGGGTGTACGTTCCCAAAATAGCAAGTAGTGATAATTTTGTAGAAAAAAAGATATGCCAACCTATACCAAGATAAAGACGAGACGCGGCACACTCGCTCAATGGAATAGCAGCAACCCTATACCGGCAGACGGTGAGCCTTGCTGGGTAAGTGATATTGGACGCTTTAAGGTGGGCGACGGCACGCGACGTTTCTCGCAGCTTCCATACGTTACGCTGCCGAATGCAACAAGCAACGCTTCGGGCTTGATGACAGGTGTACAATTCGATAAGCTCGCCAATATCACCAAGACCACGGAGCAGACCGACGCGCTTATAGCACGCTCCGCAGGCGTTGTCCTCGGCGATTGCGTCCGTATTATGTTGGCTAACGACGGTTTGCAACCCGTATATAGTGGTGATGTTGCTAACATCTGGGCTATGGCGCTCAATGGAAATCTCATAGCACCAGCACAAGAGCTGGATGCAAAAGGCGGAGATATAATAGATTTTATCTTCATAAACTCCGAAAGTATGCCTTGCTCTGTTCCTGACGCCGCGTTTAATAATGTGAACGCCAAATGTGCCATGCTGCCCAATTATATTACGGCTGTTGGCAGCTCGGCCTTCGATAACTTCAGATGCGATAAGATGTTTGTGTTCGGCCTAACACCTCCTGCACTTGACAGCACACCTTCAGGCTCTGACATTCAGAACACTTATGTCCACAAGATTGTGGAAAGTGAATACAATTCGAGCCTTTGGGCTTCATTTACAACGATTAGCTTACTTTAATACAAATAGATATGTTTGAGGCATTTATTCAGGCCGCAAGAGCGACCAAAGTAGCAAAGGTAACAAGTTTGTCCGAGGCCTACACCCCCGGACAGCCTTTTAGCGTGTTCATTAAGCCCGTGTCGGACGACGATATGGGTAAGGTTATCACCATAACCGCCAAGCCGACCCGCAACGACTCGGCCGTGGAAGTCCCCGTGGCCGTAGGTGATTGGTCGCCCGTCATGTTTGACAGCATTCCAGCCAATGGTGTGGACTTGACGAACAATGAGCTTTTTGTGGCACTCATAGACATTGAGTAACGTGTCCGAGGTCGTCATCATAGCACCCGTTATTAAGCCTACCGAGCAGCCTGACGTTGTCTTCAATTCACAACATCTTACTACCGGCGAGGCTTACAGTCTCACGGCATACGTCAGCGAGCGGCACGCCTATCGCATGACTATCGCCGTGCAGGACGCAGACGTACTGCCGCGAGGGTCGTATAGCTATGAGCTGCAAGATACCGCCACAGATGAAATCATAGGCATGGGGCTGCTGGTTGTGGGCGACAGCACGACCACCTCCCCAGCGACCTATGAAACGGACAACACGATACAAACCTACGAACAATGAGCGAGAAGGAACAGACAACGGGCAAAATTCGCTTTCAGTTTAGCTGTATTGACGCTCCACAGGTCGATATACCTAAACCCGAAGAAAAGACCGTCAGCGGCAAAAAAATGGTGTATTTCGGGGCTGATAACAAGTTCCCCGACCACATGCTGGAGTATTACGACGACTGCGCCACCCTGCAAGCCATTATAAACGGCCTCACGGACTATATTTGTGGTGCCGGTATGCAGGAGCCGGGCAAGGCCGACATGAAGGTGGATAATGAGGGCGGCACACTCATGGAGCTTGTGAAGAAATGCACCGCCGACTACAATATTTTCGGAGCGTTCAGTGTCAATGTACTGCGCAACGAGTTCAAGGAGATTTCCGAGCTTATCTACCTCGACGTGCGCCGGGTGAGGCTCGACGAGGACGGCACACACGCCTACTATCAAAAGTCGTGGGATAAGTACAGCAAGACAAACCGCGTCTATCCAATCTTCAAGGCTTCCGCCGCTGACAACAATTCAGTGTTCTACTACAAGTCGCCGAAGAGCCGAGGGTTGTATGGCCTGCCGATGTGGAGCAGTGTATTGAAGGACGTGCAGACGTCTATCGAAATATCGAAGTTCCACCTGCACAGCATTCTCAATAACTTTGCCCCGTCGGCCATTGTCAACTACAATAACGGTGTGCCGACAGAAGAGCAGCAGAAGGAGTTTGAAACGCTGCTCAATAAGAAATTCAGCGGAAGCGAGAATGCCAGCCGCCTGCTGGTGTCATTTAACGACAACAAAGAGGCTGCGGTAACTATCGAGCGACTTTCGGAGGACAACTTCGACAAGAAGTATGAGGCGCTGGCAAAGAGCGTGAAGGAAAACATCTTTATCGCATTCCGCGCCCATCCGCAGCTCTTCGGCGCTGACCCGGAGCGGCAGGGCTTCAATGGCGTTGAGTATGTGCAGAGCTTCTCGCTCTTCAAGACCACCGTCGTGTCGCCGTTGCAGGGTGAGATAGAGAGTGCCTTTGCCAAGCTCGGCGACAAATACGCTTTCAAGTTAAACGAGTTCGAGGTTACTATACCCGACACTACAACCGGGGAGGAGGCTACGATATGATACAGCTAATATCCGAAACGACGCTGAAAAAGCGCACGGTGGTGAACGAAAACGTCAACGCCAAGTACATCAACCCAAGCATCGAGACGGCGCAGGAAATGGGGCTGCAACCTCTTATTGGCACCGTCTTATATAAGAAGCTGTGTGAGCTTGTTACACCGGTGGGAAACCCTACCACGATGTCTATAAACGACCCTGCAAATGCAGCGTATAAAATACTGCTGGATGACTACATTACCCCGTACCTCTGCAACAAGACGCTGGCCGATTTGCAGGTGGCATTGTTCGCAAAGGTGCGCAACGAGGGTATTGTAACGAGCCAAGACCAGCAGACACAGCAGCTATCGAAGGGCGAGGTGGACTTCATCAAAGAGCACTATGACAACCGGGCAATCTTCTACGGCAACCGCCTCATCGACTACCTGCACGCCAACAGCAACAGATACCCGGAATGGCTGAAGCGTGAAACCGTGGCCGACATGCCGAGCAACCCGAAAGCCTTTAACGCCCACATTGTGCTATGAGACTAACGCGACTAAAACATATAATTCATGAAGCCTTTGAGAGTGCCGGGTATGTCAATGGCATTTACTTCGGCGACGTTTACGAGCTATGGAATAATGAGCAGGTGCACTATGTGGCCGCCTGCGTTACGCTCGACCAAGTGCAGAGTGTAGGCCAGCTGAAAGAGTACCGTTTCACCTTCTATGCCGCCGACAAGCTCCTCGACGACGAGGTAAACAAGACGCACGCGCTCGACTATGCCGAGGGTGCGCTGGATGCCGCCATGATGTACATTGACAACCACGACGAGGTGCTGGAGGTGGAGAGCGATAGGGTGTACACTCCTTTCGTGCAGAAGTTCGCCGATACGCTGGCAGGCTATTGGGTAGATGTTACGATACGGGTGCAGCCCGATATGGGCATTTGTGAGTAAAACTTCCCGATTTTCGGGCATTTGATAATTTATAACCAAAATCGAAAGACCATGAGTAAGATTTCTAAAGCAGTCCGTTTGCAGCTTGCCAAGATGATGCAGCTGTATAACGAAGTCAAGACCGAGGACGGCAAGGTGCTCTCCGTTGAAGGGGAGTTTGCCGTCGGTGAAGAGGTGTTTGTGTCTAACGACAACGGCGAGTTCGAGCCCGCCGCTGACGGCACCTACACGACCACCGAGGGCACCATTATCACCGTCGTCGGTGGCAAAATTGAGAGTATCGAGGCAAAGGCCGCCGAGAGCGACCCGGAGCCTCCGGCACAGCAGGAAGAGGAAGACCCCGAACCTCCCGCCGAGGGCGAGGACGACCCCGCCAAGCTGAAAGACCGCATCGCCGAGCTGGAAAACCAGCTTGCCGACAAGCAGGCCGAGAATGATGCCCTCAAGGCCGAAAACGAAGAGCTGAAAGCCAAACTCGCCGAATACGAGGAGCTGCGCAAGCAGTCGGCTGAAAAGCCTATCGAAAAGCAAGACCCCGAGCAGCCGAAGGGTGAGAACAAATATCTCGCCTATGCTCGCAAGCATCAGTAATTCACGGAGTAATAACCAATAAACAAATAAAGTTATGGCATACGATGTTACAGTGCTCCCTAACTACACGGAGCAAAACCGCAGCGACCTCATGGTGGCTGCCGTCCTCGCGGCCAAGTCCACCGGCTTGTTCACCAAGCAGAGCGGTGTTGTTGGCCCGACCACCATTAACCTGCTCGACCTCGGCGTTTCCTTCCAGAATGGTGCCGACTGCGGCTTCAATGCCAGCGGTAACGACACCTTCAGCCAGCGTCCTATCACGCCCGGCATTGTGAAGGTCAACAAGAGCTTCTGCCCGAAGGCTCTCCGCACCAAGTACCTCGCCCATGAGGTCGAAGTTGGTGCCGGTCGTGAGACCATGCCCTTCGAGGAGAAATTCACCTCCGGCATTGTCGCCAAGATTGGCGCAGAGCTGGAGAAGGCTATTTGGCAGGGTAACAAAACCAGCGGAACTGGCAACCTCGCCTTCTTCGATGGCCTTGTCACCCTCATGGCCGCCGACATCACCAACACCGTCATCCCCACCGCCAACGTCATCACCGCTGGCAGCTCCGACAGCATCTACAAGCGCGTCAAAGACGTGTACAAGAAGATTGCCGTCCGCGCTCCCGAAACGATGGCCGACAGCGTCATCATGCTCAACTACGCCAACTTCACCGCGCTGGTGATGGACTTGATGGAGCAAAACTTGTTCCACTACAAGAACGACGTGGACAACAGCATGGAGATTGTGCTGCCCGGCACGAGCACGAAGGTTGTAGCTATCCCCGGCCTCGCTGGTGTTGACCAAGTCATCGCCATGCCTCCCGAGGAGGTTGTGTACGGCTTCGACAACGAGGGCGACGAGTCCGCCTTTGACCTTTGGTTCTCGAAGGACAATCAGGAGTTCCGCCTCAATGTCTGCTTCTCGGCTGGCGTTCAGTACGCCTTCCCGCAGCACATCATCGTTGGCAAGCCCTACGGTGCCTAACATGCGGCGCAAGTAAACGGGCAGGCCTTCGTGTCTGCCCTATTGTAAAACCTCAAAACCCGAAAGAATATGAGCTGTACACCAGTCACTCTCGCATCCATTAACACGGAATGCGGCAACAATATGGGCGGCATCAAGGAAGTGCTGGCGCAGAACCATGCCAGCGTTACGGGTGTTACCGTGACCGACGGCAAGATTACGGCCTTCACTCTCGCGAGCAACGCACCCGAAGCTGCGAAGTTCAACTTCCGCAAGCAGACGGGCAACATGCATTCGGAGTATGCTATCGACGACGCGGGCGGCTCGAAGCTAGTAAACACCACCGTCGCCCTCCGTTTCGCCAAGATGGAGACCGCCAAGCGTACCGCCTTCATGGCGATGGCTAACGGCGAGCTTGCGCTCATCGTGCAGGACAACAACGGCGTGTATTGGTATCTCGGCAAGGACAACCCCGTTACGCTGTCTGCTGGCACCGGCGACACCGGCACCAACTTCACCGACAGCAACGAGTACGCGCCTACGCTCTCCGACACCTCGCTCGAGATGCCTATGGAGGTCGCCGATGCCGCCGTCGCCACCTTCCTCAATGCCTCTGCATAAGCAACCCGGCAATCCTACTTTTCTAACACTCGTTATTGTTTGAGAGCATCGCCAAAAGGTGGTGCTCTTTTCTCATTTTAGGCGCTGGTGATAATTTATATACAAAACAATGAAATAATGGCTCTATCGACGACAAAACCAATCATAGTTAGGTTTGCCGGGCACACGGCGAACAGCTATGAGCAATATACCGTACAGCTGCGCTTTTACAACGGCAGCAGTTTTGTGTGGCATACAATTTACACCGGGCGGACGTGGATAGACAGCAATGGCAATAGCGAGATACGCATTGACGGCATACTGCGCGACTACATCGACCGTTGGAAGCATGTGTATGACATAGGGGAGCAGGTCAACATTCCGGCAGACCTTCACTACGTCGACGACACCATAAATCCCGTTGAGGCTGGTAGTGGCTTCTTCTTCAGCCGTGCGCTTGTCATTCTTTCGGGCGACAGCAGATTGTTTACAGTGTGGGGAGGCTTCGCTGCACCGTGGCAAAGCGTCGAAATCGAAGAAAATACATCGTACAACCTCGGCACGCTCGGCGACGGCATAATGCCGCACATTCCGCCGGTGTTCACCGACGCATTTTGGCTCGGCGTTACATACTACGACCCCAACGGCCAAACTCTCGCCATTGGCTTCTCCGAAGCCTTCACCGTGCCGCTCAACAATGCCGGGCGGGGTACTATACGCTCCGCCATACCGCTGTCTAACCTATACACCTCACTGCGTGAGCAGCAGGTAGTGGACGGCGGCTTTCCGCAATCGACGCAGGACAACGAGCTGGACGGTGGCCTTTACAACACCTCGAGCTTCGCAAGTACCATTGACGGCGGTGTGCCGGAAGAGGACAATGGCGTTACGGCTGGCACGTTGTATCTATACGCATCTAATGAGCGAGAGGAACCGTTGGCCGTCATCGACAGCTGCGCCCGCGACTTTTATGTGGCGTGGATAAACCCGCAGGGTGGCTGGACGTGCTACGGCTTCAATGGCAACGCCGTGATAGGTGGCACGCCGGAGGTGCAGAGCATCACCGACCGCTACGACAGCGACGAGGTTATAAGCATGGAGCAGCAGCACACATACAACCTCTACACCGAGCCGCTGACAAAAGACATGTACAACCACCTCGCCACGATGAAATACGCTCGTGAGGTGTATGTGTACGACAGCAAGCGCAATGCAGGCCATTATTGCACCGTTGACGGCAGGGGTATTGACACCATGCCGAGCAAGACCGGCAAGCTGCGGTCGTTTAACATCGTACTGAAAGAGATAATGCGCAAAGGGATATGAAGGTACTGCTACGGAAAAACAGCACGGCTGACTATGCCGAGGTGAAGCTGGACGACCGGCAGGACGTACAGCTCAATTTCACACATGACAACCTCGAAAACCCGACGGCCTATGTCAGCGAGTGCTCCTATTCGCTGAAGCTTCCGCGCTGCGCTGAAAACGACAAATTCTTCTCGGAGTTCTGCCAGCTCGACAGCGTAGTGCTCGCCAACGGTTACGACCCGACGCGCCGCATGGACTACATGTTGCTCGACAGCACCGGGGCGATGATCAGCACCGGCTCGGCTGTCATAAACACCATAGACGGGCAAAACTATAACCTCTCGCTGTTAGGTTCGCAGAGCCGCATATTCAAGCGGCTTCTCAATGCAGGTTACGACACCGTGAAGGCCGCAGAAGATGGCGACTACTATCTCCTGCAGGACTGGCTCAAACTTCGCAGGCAGTTGGGCGGTGCAGCTGGCTATCGTTTCGTCGAAGGCGTGAATGTCATCAACGCTCTAATGGTATATGCGAGCTGGATGGTTGACAACCCACTTTTCAACCCATTCTACTATAATGGCTCCCTTAAAACGCTCTACGGACTGACGGGAGACAACAATATTACCGAAACAAACGCCTTTATCGCCTCGATTGTAGGCTTTGCACCGACAGCGCAGGGTAAATACAAGGACTTCGACAGCGTGTCGTGGATGGATGCCGGATATGTTAATGGTGCGGCAGCAGAGCAGGACATTACGTTTCTGCCGGTACTGAAACGCCACCGCGACCTTATGGGCGAAACCACAGAGGAGTTTGAGATTGACGGCGAGCTGACGGAGTCGCAGATATGTGAGTTTCGTAGCTACTTCCAGCAGCCATTTATCTATATATCTGCATTGTGGCAGATGTTTCAGCATGAGTTCGAGCAGATAACGGGAGGCTACTCGTTAAGCCTTGATAGCAGGTGGTTTAGTGCAGAAAATCAATCTCTGCGCCGCCTCATATACATGCTGCCGCAGACATACAAGGAAAGCTCGCCTATCGGAACGAAAATAGCCATGCAGAGCTTGTCGGTAACGAAAAGCCTGCCCGCGTATTCTGCCAGCAGCGTGAGGTGGCAGGACGGCGTGTTGTTTATCAATGGACTTTCCGCTGCTGGTTCGGCAACACTAACAAGCGCGTCGGTGCAGCTTTCCGCTGGAGAGCGCATCACATTCGGATATAAGATTTCAATAAGCCTCGACATATTAGGCGGAAGTCCCGGCAGCACCATTTATTTCAGCAACCTCAACGCTCTTTCGGTGCAGGTGCGCCTTGTCGGTAGTAATATAGGCACGGGCAATGCAAAGAAGCGGTACATGCTGCTAATGTCAACAGATAAATTCAACCGCGAGTATTTTGCCGAAAGCGGTATATGGGATAACAATATGGCAGGCAATATCAGCATTGAAATGAAAAACGGTGCGGAGATATGCACGCCAGCATATACACCCTTCGACGGCGGAACGCAAACGACCATTGAAATGTTTGTCACCGGCGACGAGCTTTCGGCGGTAGCCCTCGAAGATACGTCGGTACAGCTTCAGGTGAGTGTGGAGTTTGTAAAGACGCAAGGTCAGTCGCCTTTCGGCATGACGGGAGGCGACGGAAACCTGCTGTGGCAATGGTACAACTGCCCCACTTCTCCGAAGCTGAAATATAATGTCACCGAGATTACCTATGCGAAGTCAACAAACGGACGCAGCAACTCTCAAGTGTCGCTTGAAACACTTTTCGGCTCGCTCAATCCGTTCTCGGTATTGATGCAGTTCTGCAAGGAGCATCACTTGTTATGGCTGGTAGATGACACGGCAAAGGCGGTTAAGGTTATTAGGTCGAGCGATTATTATGCGGATAGGTACGCAGAAGGCATTGGCGATATAACAAGCTCTATTGACATGTCAAAGAAGGCCGTCGTGTCGCCGCTTTCGTGGGATAGCCATTCGGTGCAGCTCAACCTCGCAGACATGGAGGCGGACTACACAGACGGGTACGAGAAGCGTGTAGGGGTGACGTATGGCAGCAAGCGCATCATAACACAGAACAATATAAGCAAGGCGGAGAAGAAACTGCTGTGCACGGGCGAAAATGACACTGTGAAGGCCTCGGCCATGCTCGGCATGACCGTTGCACCGGTTAGCTCCATAATGGCCGCTACCGGGCGAAATTTCTTTGTCGAAACACCTCCCATGCCTCTCAATATTCGCGGAGAAGAGGGTGCAGACGTGTACGGCAACTTTTACTACCGGCATAATAACAGCGTATGGGATAGCAAAATACTCGACGGCTGGCGCAACGCGGTATATATTACCGACGACCTCGTTAAAGAGATTGCCTACGCTCGCTATTGCTGGCAGGGCGTTGACGCGATACAATGGTTTTCGCAGTACGGGTATAGCGTGCCGTGCGCCGTGCGCCCGGTGTTTAACACCGTCAGCGACGGAGGCCTCTCGGTGCTCTTTGCACCCGTCCGGGAGCAGTACACCCAGCAGCCTGACGAGCCTTCCACATACCTCTATGAGTATTGCTGGAAAAACTATATCGAGGAGGTGTACAATGCGCAGAACAAGACCGTCGAGCTGTACATCAATATCTCGCCCTCGATGCTCGCAAGACTGCGCCGCAACCCGCTCGTGCAGATTGAAAACTGCATCTATCTACTCACCGAGATTAAAGGCTGGGGTGAGCACTCGCAGAAATGTAAGTGCAAGCTCCGCCAAATCACGAATATTAACAAACTAACACAATAAGTTATGGCAAGTTTATTCATTGGAAGCGGGCACACCGCCCGCTCGGTAAGCAAACAACAGCTGCTGGGTATCGGGGAGTTCGACCCCGATATGCCCTATTCTGTCGGCGACCTCGTCATGCACGAAGGCGGCATTTACCGCTTCAAGTCGGCACACGTCGCAGAAACGCCATGGGATGCCTCCGAGGTTACTCCCATCAGCAGCACCGACCTCTTCCTCGCCGGTGTAGGCGACCCGCGCATTAAGTACCTCAACTCCGCCAACCTCAAAGAGGGTGCAATGCTCTTCTACGACCGTGCGCTGGAGGTGTACTGCGTTGTCGCGCCAGAAATGATAGCAGCTGTGCTGGCAGACTATGACAGCACACGCTATGAGACTAACTTCGACACCTACGTTGGCACCGTGGGCGGCACTGCCCGCTTCGTGGCCTTCGATGATGCAGCCGCCGGCATGCCGTCGCTCTTCAACGACAATGTGGCCGCCACCTCGTGCTTCTACCGCTTCGAGATTGACAACACGCAGGCCGGTAGTATCACCTTCTCCGCCGCGTCAGGCAATGCCTCGGTAGCGAGCAACACTATCAGCTGGGAGGCTGACGAGGCTATGAGCGCCATTGTCGCCAAGTTCACCGCCAAGAATGCCTCCTATATCACCTTCGGCGCATTGGCAGACGGCAACGGCGTGGGCTTGGAGATTGGCGGTTACGGCGCGAACACCCTCACCGTGACGGCATCGGAAAACTGCACCGTCATCGACTGCTCGACGCTGGCCTTCTATGCGAGCGCCAACCCTGCCGCTCCAGCTGTGGGTGGCACCTTCGACCCGACGGCGGCATACACCTTCATTGACAAGACGGCACACCACAACTGGCGTGGAGCCGCAGCCGCTACCTGCTTGTCCGGCAAGAGCCTCGTGGCCGCCAACTCAAGCTGCATCGCCAACGACGGCTTCGACTACTCCTACCGTACCGGCGCGAACTTCGCCAAGTTCAAAGAGTGGGCGAGCGTCAGCGGCGACGACACCTACTATGACGACGGCGAGGGTGGCACCGACCAATCTGTCGGCCATGTCATGCGCAAGAGTCGCTTTGACACCGAGGTAACAAACTACACCGGCGAAGACAGCCACCGTCTCGGCATGAAGGACTACTATACCCACCTCTTCAACGACCAAACGGGCGACTACGCAACCATGCGTCAGTCCTACGAGGCGAAGTATGGCGTTAAGATGCAGAGCCTCTATGACGGCTACCTCATGTCGCACATGATGAAGATTGACGCTGCCAGCGGCATCACCTCGACCATGCGCGGCAAGGGCTTCCTGCAGACCAGCGTAAAGGCCGACGCTATGAACGTCACCTACAACTACATCATCATTCCGGCCTATCCTCCCGAGTACAACGCCCAGCACTACGGCGTGGTGACTTCCGAGGGCTTCCATCCGGGCGTGTACTATCACCCGGAGCCAGCCGACATCGGCCTCATGTTCCGCGACGACCTCATGGCAAAAATCAACGCCAACATCACCATCGTTGGCATAGGTACGACTATGGCTAACACCATGTATAGGGGTTCGTCTGCCGATTACGTTGCCGACCTCTCGTGGTACTTCAGCGGTGCGAGTGGCTGTTTCATCAACTTCGGCCGTTATTACGAAAACTTCCGTTGTCGGCCTTCCCTCGCTTTGGCTTTACCTTATTAAATTATTTCTTCTTCCCCGCCGCCTCCGTGCGGCGGGGTCGTAAAAAATCGACAATCACATGCCACGCAAAAGACCTAAATCGCTCGACACCGACGTTGCCCGCAACCTTTGGAAGCTGGAGCATTGGGCGTACATGCGCTGCGACCAATGGAAGCGGTCGTATCGTTACACGCTCATCAATGAGTTTCGGGTGCATATCACCGAAGCCAAAAATGCGTATATCCAAGCCTTCGACATGCTGGCACGCTTCAAGCGCGAGAAGGCTGTGCTGTATAGCAAGGCTTACGGCGAGCTTTCCATTGTAGAGAGCAACATGGACCACATGATAGCAGACCAATTCTGTATCATGAGCGAGAAGGAATGGGCGCAGGCTGCTGAAATGATTGACGACATACGGGTAGGACTTTCGAGGTTGACAAGCTCGCTGACTAAAAGCGTCGGCGGGTCGGAGCTTCCAATCTTCGGAGAGGAGGGTGTATCTGCCGACTATAAGGATGCCTAACTATTCAAAATATGGGTAGTCAAAACAACATAGGCAAGCAAAGGGGTTCGTCTGCCGATTACAATGCCAACAACTCGTGGTACTTCAACGGTACGAATGGCTGTTTCAACAACAACAACCGTTATAACGAAAACTTCCGTTGTCGGCCTTCCCTCGACTATGGACGGTATGAAAATGCCAACCTCGAAAACTATCCTATCACTCTCGCCGATTGGCTTGTTACTGCCCTCGAAACAGAGAAGGGCAAACGCGGCAAGCCGTCGTACATGTTCTTTCGTCTGCATCGCATCGAGGAGCTTGTGGAACTCGCCCACGAGGTGGGTAATTGCGAAGTCATGCCGAGGGAGAGCACGGCGCACATTATCTTCGAGCCGCGTGTCCGAGAGATAGTATGCGCTGCATCTGCCAAGCGTGTGGTGCAGACGTTCTATATACGGAGCCTCCAGCCGTATCTCGGAAAACACCTATATCACCCGGACAGCTATTCATGCAGGCCGGGCAAAGGTGGTTTGAAGGCGCTCATGCAGCTGCAGGACTATGTCTTTGAAGCCAGCGAAGGGTACACCGCCGACTGCTGGCTGGCGAAGGTGGATATTCAGGCTTTCTTCATGTCGCTGGACTGCCAGCAGGTGTGCAACATTGTTACCGGCTTCATCGACCGTTATATGGCCGACCACCCACACCGGGAGCTGCTAAAATACCTCACCCGCATCATGTACATGGCCGCCACGAAAGACCATATCAAAGACATGGCGCGACCGAGCGAGCGGGCACAGCTCGACCCATCAAAAAGCCTCTACAACCGGCCATACTATACCGGCGTGCCGATAGGAGATTGGACGAGCCAAACGGCAGGCCTCATTATCACCACTGAGCCGCTGAAATACCTTGAAAGCCTCGGCTACAGCTTCGTGCACTATACAGACGACACATGTATAGTGGTGCGCGATAAGGAAAAGTGGCTACGCGACGACCTTCCGCGCTTGGAGGCCTTTTACCGCGACCGCTACGGGCTGACGCTGCACCCGAAGAAACGCTATCTGCAACACTACTCGAAGGGTGTCGAGGTGTTAGGCTACAAGCTCCGCTTCAATAGACTTCTGCCGAGCGACCGCATCTATCACAATCTGCGCTGGTACTTGGAGCGTACCATACGGAAGGCCACAGAAAACGGCGAGTATGCCGCTATCTATGGCGACAAGGTATTGCAGACCGTCAACTCGTATTTAGGCATGTTGCGGCATTGCTCCGCGTACAATCTGCGGAAGCAGATATGCGACACCATAGCTGCATCACCGCTTGGCAAGGTACTGAAGCCTGCAAAGGACTATACGAAAGTCACCGTGCGGCCTTGTTACAGCAAGGCTGCATATTATCACAATGAATACAAACAATTAAAACACAATTTGTTATGATGTACGGAAAAATCGTGTGCGGTGCATTGGTAGTGCCGCAGAATTACCCCGGCTACATTGAGCTGGATGGAAAGAAAATCTACAACCCCACAGAGGAGCAGTACCTCGCTGCCGGTTATCTCCCTATCGAGGAGAGCGAGCCGCCCGCCGAAGTGCCGGAGGGTAAGCAGGCCGAGGCTGTCTATGAGGTCAACGAAGCCGGTACTGCCATTGTGCAGAGCTGGGTAATAATCGACCTGCCGCCGGAGGTAACGCCCGAGGCTGAAAATGGGGAGGAATAACCTCCCCATTTAGGCTCATGCGATAATTTATAGAAAAAAGCCATGAAAACGACCGTCATCTGGTTTTCCATAACCTTGCTCACAGCAATAGGCCTCGTGGTGGCCGGGATAATTATACCGCCTCCCGGCATCATAGACCCCTCCGTGCTTACCGCCGTTGGTGAGCTGTTAGGTTTCGGAGCGCTGGCACAAATGCCAATGCTCATCAAAAGAGGCACTGACTTCACCATTAACCACGGCAACACAAGTGTACAAATAAACAACCCCGACAAAGATGAACATCAAGATTGAGCGCAAGGCTCGAAAGAAGGACTACACCATTGGAAAAGTGTACGTCAACGGACAATACTTCTGCGACAGCCTCGAAGATACCGACCGGGGAATTACGCAGATAATGCCGTTTACACCCACCGGCGGAGCTAACGGCTATTGGCTGAATGCCGACGGCGGCATCATTGAGAAGGTGTACGCGAAGACAGCCATACCCACCGGCATCTATGAGTGTTGCGGGTATTGGTGGGCGAAGCATAAATGCTACGTCATTATGCTGCTCCGTGTGCCCGGCTTCACCGGCATACTAATGCACAACGGCATGACCGCCGACCACTCCGAGGGCTGCATCCTGCTCGGTAAGAACAATATTGTCGGCAGGCTGGACGGCAACCGCATGTACATGGACGCTCTCGCTTCCCGTATGCTCGCCTGCGAGCGTACCGGCGAGAAGGTAACGGTGGAGGTCGTATGAGCTGCTGGCTATGTGAAAGCAACCGCTGGAAACACCTCGTCGGTGGTTTCGTGCTCGGTGTACTGCTGACGGTGTTATGCGCCCTCGGCTGCGCCGGTGGTATGGAATACAAAGACAAGGCATGGGGTGGTAGCTGGGACTGGGCGGACTTCTGCTGTACAGTAGTCGGCGGAGTGATTGGTCAGGCTTTACAAATACTAATTATATGGCTATGCGTAAGATAATTGCGATATGTGCTGCCGTCCTGCTACTGGCAGGCTGTAAGAGCGTGCAGCAGACGGTTGAGGTGCCGGTGTACATACACGACACCGCCTACACGGTGAAGGTGCAGCACGACAGCACCTACATTGACCGCTACCATACAGAGTATGTGAAGGGCGACACCGTCTTCCGGGTGGATAGCATCGACCGCTGGCGGGTGGTGTACCGTACCGACACCATGCAGAAAGTCGTCGAGGTTCCCGTGCAAGTTACCAAGACCGAGACGGTGGAGGTTAAGAAGCCGCTGTCATGGTGGCAGAAAACCTTTATCGGCTTGGGTGTGATTTCCCTGCTGGTGATGTTCGGCTGGGTGGCCTTCCGGCTACTTCGGAGGTCTTAATATACCTACTAATTATTCTCGCCTCAAGAGGCGAGAAAATTTAGTAGGGTAATATTAAATTGCCAACGGAATTGCCAACGAAAAACGGCAACTGATTGATTTTCAGTTGCCGTTTGTTGTCCTACCTGTATTTGAAACATTTGTTTCCGGCTGTTCCAAAATAGGCATATTTATACTGAAAATTAGGGCGTTCTGCATCTGCGGGACACTCTTTTTGTTTCCCAATGTTTCAAACGATGCTGAAAAAGTTGCCAACACTTTTGCCAACACTCTCATTTTGCCTCGTTGAATTTTTGCATGGCATCCCGTTTAAGGTCGTCAACGATAGCGATGTACGGCTTCATGGCTTTATAGTCGCTGTGGCCGGTGAAACGCATAACAACCTCGGCAGGTATGCCGAGCCGTATTGAGTGAACGATGAACGTGCGGCGGGCATAGTGCGTCGAAAAGTCCTCGAACATCAGCTGCTCCTCCTCGCAACGCTGGTTTCCCCGGTAGAACACCTGCCGGATAGGTCGGTCGAGCTGTGCGAGCATGGCCGCGTCTTTGAGCAGTCGGTTTGCCGCTTGGTTGGACGGTGCGTTGAGCAGATGCAGGTGGCCGGTGCTGTACCTTTCGAGGATAGCGCGGGAGTAGTCATTGAGGGGTATAGAGATAGGGTCGGCGGTCTTTTGCGTAACGATATATATAGTGTCATTCGCAATGTCGCATGGCCGGAGTGCTGCCGCGTCCGAGTACCGCAGGCCGGTGAAGGCGCAAAGGCAGAAGATGTCGCGGACGTGTGATAGCGAGCTGTGCTGCCTGCCGAAGTTGAAGGTGTACAGATGCAGCAGCTCTTCCCACTCAAGGAACGTCACCGTGCGGGGTATGTTGCGCAGGTGGGTAGGTGTTACGGGTGCTGCGCTGTACCCTTTGCCGTTGCACCAGCGTAGAAACCAATTCAGTATCGACATTTTCTTCGATAGGGTGCTGTTGCGGAGGCCGTGAGAGGCGTGCAGGTCGTAGAATTTAGCCCTTGCCGCGTCGTTTACTTCGTCGAGGTATGTTATACCGCAAGCTGCGAGTTCGCGCCCCAGCATGGCAAATTTTACGGCTGTGCCGGGCTGCCAGCTTCGCTCCCTCGACTGCGTTGCAGTAAACTCTTCGAGAGCTGCCGCGATGGTGCGCCGGACTTCCGGCTGGACTGCCTCTGGCCGCAGATCTGCGGGCGACGGTATGCGACCATTCAGGGCTGCGGAGGTGAAAATGTCGTCAACCTGCTGGCGAGCGTCGAGGATGGCCGTGTTGACGGGTGCCACATTGCGGAAGGCTCCGTGTGGCCGGGCGAGCTGCACGGTGCTGTCGAAAGCCTCCGGCGGGCAAGATACGTCGAGCGTGCGGCGGTAACGCTGCCGGTGCCATGTTACCGTCATGGCGACGCTATGCGTGCCGTCCGGGTGTGCCCGAGGCAGCAGATGGAAGGTTACGGAGTAGCGGGTTGTCTGCATGGTTAGAAATGGTATGATACACCTCCGAGGGAGAAGGTTATGCGCCGTAGCTGCTCACCCGCCCGCTTCGTTTCGCTGGCGGAAAGAGCGTCGAGGGCGAGGTATAGGATGCCGCCAGCTGCACAGAAGCCAATGCCGAGGTAGAGGGTGGCGGGCTTAATCTCCGCGTCCATGTGCTCGTATGCGTGAACCAAAGCAACGCCGCCAATGGCTTCGCAAACGACGAGCGATGTAATGGCCTGCTGGCGATGCCTGCCGGACTGCTCGAGTAGGTATGACGGCGACTGCTGGTAGTTGAACATGATAGACAGCTGCGGTGTGGTGTCCGCTGGCTGCGGTGTCTGTCCTATGCGCTGCACCTGCGCCGAAGCAATAGAGGCGAGCGCGAGCAATGAAAGCAAAATAATTGTTCTCATCATTATTGTTTTGATTTTTCAAGCATTTCGGTTAGGCGGGCGTTCTGCTCAATCAAGCGTTCAATCGACCGCTGTTGACTTACTATGACAGCCGTTAAGTCCGACTGCTCATTCTTTGTCGCCCCATTTCCGAGTAGGTCGCCACCCACTTTGTTATGGTGGATGTCGCCGTGGTTGTCAATGTACATGCCGCCTTCGCCGGTTAGTAGCCACGAGGCCGATATATCCGGGAAAACGTCGTGTATCGACACTGCAAGAGTACGGGAAATTTTGTTTTTTCCGCTCTTTATGGCGGTAAAAATCTGCGGCGTTTTGGCTCCTATAAGGCGCGAAAACTCTGCGAATGATGCTATTTGTTTGCATTGCATCACCTTTTCCAAGCGTTGAAAATCAGCATTTTTCATTGTTCTTAACATTATTTAACAAATATTTTATTTGCAGTCCAAATATTATGCTTATTTTTGCAACTGAATTTGAAAGCAAAAATACAACAAAAATTTGACATACAAACAAAAAAAAAATAACGAGGATATGAAAACAAACATTACAATCACAATCGACAGCGAGTACATTCCCGAGCTGTACGCCGTATTAAACAAAGAACGTATGAGTGCGCAGGAGTTAGTGAATGATGACAAGTTCACCGAGAAATACCCCAACCTCACAAAGAGAGCACATCGTGCGATTGAAAATCTTACAGATGTGTGCCACCAGCTAGAGGACGAATTTTTTAAATAAAACAACCGGGGGCGGGGTTGCCGCCCCCATAAACAATAACGAGACATGAAACGCTTTTTGATTTACTTAAACTGCAAGGCGGTAGATGACCGGCAGACCGAGAAGGGTGCACGCAAGTGTGCAGCCGCATGGTGCAAGAAGTACCCGGCCAATGAAGGCAACGTCGTGGAAGTGTACGATGCACAGACGGGAGAATACATTATTTAACACCGAGAGCTATGATTACCGAGAGAACAAAGAAGGCGATAGCCAAGTTTGTAGAGGACTACAAGCGCACGGTGGCCGAGGTGTATGGCGGCGACAATACCACCGCCCTCGCCGAGGACTGCACCACATACTACACGCTGGACGTGCAGGTGCTCAAGACAAAGATTAAATACACCACCACCTACCTCGGCATTGGCGACAGCAGCTATACCGAGAGCGAGACTGACGACGACGAGGCGAAGGAGCTGCTGAAGAAATGGCGTGCCGACATGCGCCGCGCCCGCCGGTATTGGGCGACCGACAGCGACACCCTCGACAAGATGGCCGACGGCGAAATTGAAGATACTAACGAAGAGGAGGAATAAGATATGGCAAACAACACCAACAACAACCAATACACCGGCGTGGACGGAGGCCTCACGGTGTTCACGGCAGGGCGCGACTTCTGCCTCATGGAAATGGTGCGCGAGTGCTGCCAGCAGTATGCCGAGCACCGCTGCACGCTGGACGAGTTTATGGATATGTACGAGGCTGTAATGCTACAAGCCGCCGAAAACCAATTACTCAACCAACAATAACCCCGGCGGGGCAGAGAGTTCTTTTCCAAGTAAAAGCAGTGACAGATTTGTACGCAAGTCTACCCACATTTGCACGCCAGCCTATTACTGCCCCGCTTTTTTGAAACGCCTAAATAATCAATATTAACCCAAAAACAAACAAACATGATGAACAATGAAGACATCTGCAAGGCACGCTTCGAGCTTCAGCTCGAAGCGGCAGAGAATAAACGCCGCCGCCAGACAATGGCCGAAATCGAAGGCGAGAAACACCGCAACAATTTGTTGCAGGAGAATGACCGTCACCACGAGGAGCTGCGCCGCATTAACGACGAGGCGCGGGTAGCAGCCCAAGACATCATGCGCCGCCGCATGGCGCTGAATATCGAGGAAGCCAAGTTGAAAGACCTCGCAAACAAAACCAACACCGGCAATGAGTAAAGCAATGCTGACAAAACCGCAGCGAGATAGAGCTACACGCGACCGGCGCATGTATGAATATTACATAGCCGAGCTCGCCAAGGGGTCGGCCAAGATGCTGATATACGAGAAGCTCGCCATGCGTTACAGCCTCACGAAGTACCAAGTAAGCCGAATTTGCAAGCAGTATGAGCGAGCTTGTGCATAACGTGGCTGCTGCGGGAAGCACCGCCGACCTCTGCAAGCTATTGAAGGTAAGCCGGACGACATTGTGGCGTAGGACAAAAGACACGCCCGAAATGTTTATGCGGCTTGGAAGAAACAGAATAGTATTATTAACAAATCCAAGTATTAACCAACAAAAAACAAACAATCATGAGTGTAATTAAGAGACCTGCCGAGATTACCGGCAAAGAAACCATTGCAGCCCTCATCTACGGGCAACCGGGTATGGGTAAGACCACCCTCGCATGTAGCGCACCGTCGCCGGTGCTGTTCGACTTCGACGGAGGTGTAGCCCGCATCAGGGACGAGCACCAAGTGCCGACCGTACAGATTACCAGCTGGGAGGACGCGCTGGCAGCCCTCGAAGAGGTAAAGAACGACGGCGGCGAGTTCAAAACCATTGTGGTTGACACCGCCAGCAAGATGCTCGACTGCATCATCAGCAACGTGTGTGGCACGGCACAGCCGCAGCTCAAGCATTGGGGCATTATCAACGCCCACTTCAAGAGCTTTCTGCGCAGCATACGCGACTGCGGCAAGAATGTGGTGTTCGTAGCACAGCGCGAGACCGAGAAGGACGGAGAGAATAACCGCTATGTGCCGCAGTTCCGCGCCAGCAACTACAAGGACGTGATATGCGACCTCGACGTATGCGGATACATGGAAATGGTGAACATCAAAGGGCAGGAAGTCCGGCAGATCACCTTCAACCCATCCAGCCGTAACGAGGGCAAGAACACAGCTGAGTTTGCTCCCGCCTACATTATTCCAACCCTCGCACCCGGACAGCCTAACACCTTCCTCACCGACCGCTTCCGTGAGTATGTAAACATGCAGCGCGAGAAGGCTGCCAAGCGTCAGGCAATGGCGAAGCGGGTTGCCGAGCTGCTGGATAAGTTTATGCCGGAGATTGCCGCCGCCGACGATGCATTGAGCATCAACACCATTGTCGAGGCTGTATCGAAGGAGAAACCCACCGGCGACGCACGCCTGCGCATTGCGAAAGCTATTAACCAAAAGGCCGCCGAGCTCGGGCTGACCTATAATAAGGAGGCGAAGCTTTATGAGTAAGATACAGACAATATCCGGGCGCAGCAGCTTCGCCACCGTATGCGAGACTGCCCGGCGCATGGGCTACCGCCTGCTGGTATGCTCCAACAGCAAGACATACCTACTGAAAGGCTGGAAGGTGGCCGTGGTGCCCACCGAAAAGGTGGCAGAGTACCTACAAGCCAAAGCACCTCAAAACCTCGTCAGCACGCCCGAAACCGAGCCGAACAAGCCCACCATCGAACCCCAAAACCCCGAGAGCAATGACAACGAAGAAACCGACACCCAAGAGTCAAGCGCCGAAGAAGCTCGTGCAGACGAGTAAGCCGGTAGTCGAGAGCAGCGTCAACTATCTTGACCCGCACAAGCCTTGCCCTGACTACCCGGACGTGATGCAATGCTCGATACGCTGCCAAAATTGCCGCTATAACCGCATGTTTGCCGACAAGCTGTGGTCGACTTCAAAGATGACCTGCGCACCTCACACGGCACGCGAGGCCGCCGAGAAGGGCGCACCCGGTCAGGCTCCGGTGGAACATGTGCAGAATTGGCTCGACAAAGTGGCGAAACACAATGCCGAGAAGGAGCTGGCAAAGAAAGCCGGAAAGGAGGCGTGCGATGAATGAGTACCGCATCTATCCGAGCCTGCTCGACAGCTACATGTACATGATAGAGGCCGAGGGGCAGGAGGACTTCGAGCAACGCAAATCCGACCTGCTGGCGAAGATTAACCGCGTGCCACAAGAGCCGAGTATGTATGCCACCCGTGGCACCGTGCTCAACGAGCTTGTGGATATGATTATTGAGCACAGAGAGCAGCGAGAGGACATGACCGTGCAGAAGGATGTCAACGGCAATTATGTGGCGACGCTGGACGGCTTCGAGTTCCGCTACGAAGGAGGTCTGCCGTGGTCACTCGCAAATAGCCTCGACGGTTATATGGCGCAGGTGTTCTGCAAGGCACCAATCGACACACCGCTTGGGCGAGTGGAGCTGTACGGCTACGCGGACTATGTCGGCATGGACGACGTGGTGGACTTGAAGACCACGAAAGCCTACACGCCGGGCAACTACCGCGAGCATTGGCAGCACTTGGTATATCCATACTGCCTAATGGCCTCCGGCGACGTGGAGCGCATCGACAAGTTTACCTACCTCGTATGCGAGCTAAACACAGCCCGCGATGGCATTACCCGAGGAACGGTGTACACCGAGGACTACGAGATACGCATGGAGGACATCACCCGCAGGCTGGTGGACTTCCTGCAGTTCCAATTCTTACCCTTCCTCGAAGACAACCGCAGCCTCATTACGGACATGCGAATTTTCAACAAGTAAAACCAACGGGGCGGGTGCTCCCCGCCCCTTAAAAACAACAGACAATGAGTACAATAATAGGACGATTGATTAAGATTTTGCCGACCGTGAGCGGCGAGAGCGCCAGCGGTAACGCATGGGTACGCGGCGGCTTCGTGATAGAGGTTGGCGACGACTACCCTAAGAAGGTTGCCTTCTCGACTTTCGGCGAAGAGCGCACAGCTGCGGTCAATGGCTTGCAGGTCGGGCGCAAGGTGCAGGTTACTTACAGCCCGGAGAGCCGCGAGTACAACGACAAATGGTACACCGACCTCCGCTGTACCAAGATTGAGGTGTTTGCGCAGGCACAGCCCGCCGAGCAGCCCGTGGCCGCTTACCCGTATGCAGCACCGGCACAGACGGCACAACCGGCGACGGCTCCAGCTCCGGCATACCCGCAGAACCCCGCACCAGCAGCACCCGCCATGATGCCGCAGGATGACGACTTACCCTTTGGAGAATAAACGCCATGAATTGCTACGGACTGAATGTTGAGAGGCTTATATGCGAGTACGGTATCACCGACCTGCACGACCTACGGCTTATTGGAGACGCTTCGCGCCTATGGTATGGAGATTGGCCTATGATAAGCGACCTCAAGAGCAAAGCCCGGCAGAATGGCACCGTGGCCGTCCTCGACCGTATCGAGAGAAGGCTGTATCACCACGAAGAATATAAAGCCGGTCTGCTATGAAAAGAACAGCCAAAAAGCCAATAAAGAAGGTACGCTGCTGCGACTGCAAGAGCAGCACCCGCGACACCTGCGGGGCGAGCTTCAACATAAAGACCGGCATATTCTTCATGGGCACCTGCTCGAAGTAACGGCGACGGTGTACCGGGCAGGGTGTTTATGGAAAACGAAAGACAATGCAACGATTTTAATTAACAATCAAACAATCAACGAGAAATGCAAAAGAAAATCACAATCGAGACCGTTAGCAACGGGTTTTTGGTAGAGCTTGGCGGAGAGAAGGCGATTGCCTTCGGGCGCGAGACAATAGGAGGCAGTATTGGCGGCCTCATTGCCGATATGCTTCCGGAGTTAAAGCGTATGCCGGGCGACACGATGGAGGTGTATATTGACACCGATAAAGGCATAGACCACCACATCAACGAGCCAGCGCTAATTGATATTGTCGGCGAAGACTACGGCATGGAAGGTGTGAGGGTGCAGGCACTCGGCGAGGACTTTATTATAAGCCTGCATGATGCCGAGGGCGGCAGGGACAACTTCACCTATGACGAGGCAATGAAATGGCTCGAAGAGCACGGCCAGCAGACATTCACCCGGAAGCAGGCCGGTATCATCTGCATCTACATCGACGAAATCAACGACAAGCTGGTAGAGGCCGGGGGCGAAGCTTTTGCCGCCGATTGGTACACAACCAACGAGCTCTATATACCGCGAGAGCAACGTTCGTCTGCCGATTACAATGCCAACAACTCGTGGTACTTCTACG